CTGACCATATGCAGCTAGCGTTTTTGTTTTAGTGACTTTAATAAATACTCTAGACTTTTCTGTTTCTGTAAATTGGACATCAGGACTGTAGATACCTCGATAGTTACGATACGCTTGTAACCAGCGTTGCTCGTCACTGTATCTATAATCTTCTGCTTTACCAAAATTATCTTTAACGTATTCAATAATAGCAGTAGCTGCTGGCGTATCAGAAAAATCATCTTTTTGATCTTCCAGAAAAACAGATTCAGCATCGAATGTGGCATCATCAGTCATGTAAAACTTCCTTAATATCCAAAGGTTGCATCTGCTACTGGCACACCATTAGTGGCACGGGCTGTTGCAGGATCGTAATCAAATATACTAAAGCGTGGTCTAGACATTATACCGTATCGCAAGGCATCATACAAGTGATCTTCTGCATTAGTATTAATATCCTCCGGGTTCTTCTTATCTAACGGCAGCGCAGGTATTTGCGAAATTAAATTTGTACAAGTATTAAAGAATACCATACGTGGCTCTTCTGTAAACTCATCAATCTGCAAGCGACGATGTACTTCGTTCTTACCTGCTACTCTACTACCTTTACTTCTATCCGAAGGTCGCCACCTGCATCCTCTAGAAACCATTTGCTCTGCGAGCGATGGCCCCGTATCCCCACGTTTGTGCCACAAAGAACTATCAAGTACACCATACCTAATTGTGCCATCGTCAGCTTCTAGTGCTAGCACTCTGTCAGCTAAATCTGTAGCAAGTACTTTTGACACATACAATTCTCTGTACACTACAAGTTGTTCGTCAGGGCTAACCGCAAACCAAATAACACCACTGTAAGAACCATAGCCATAGTCACATGCTCTAAACCTAACCCAGTTATTAGGTATTTTAAAAGGTTCTACAACGTGTATGTTTCTGTTAAACTCAGTAAAGGCTGCACCTTCCTTGATATCCCAGTCGCCGTCTAGTAACTGTTTCCTTTGTTGCTCTGGCAGTGATAGAAGCATTGCTTCGTAGTCATCTGTGTTGGTAAGGTAAGGATTATCAGCCAGTCTTGCGGGTATAAACTTCCTTCTAAATAGCGCCTTACCTGCTTTTGCATGACCAGCGGGAAAAGTGAGTACCTCTCCTGATTCAATGTCCGTAGCCTTAAAGTTTTTATTGTAAGGAGCAGGATCGATAAACATTTTCTTAACCCAACCATGCCCAGGTCCTCCAGGGTTTGTGGTTGCTCGCATGTAGATAGGCAAATCTATAGCAGTAGAACGCAATCGACTTCGCATGTAGTTCCAGGCGTAAGGTGATGCCCATTGTGTTAACTCATCAAAGCCAATCCAACTAAAAGCCAATCCTTGGTAACGCATTACGTCTTCATCTCTATCGAGATAGGACATCCATAGTCTAGCACCTGAAGGTGCCGTCCATTGCATCTTCCGTTCAGACCATTTAATCCCCGGCACGGCCCGTGGGTACAATTCCTGGGATTTAAATATCAATTCCCTTAGTTCTTCTGTAGTATGTCTTAAAAGTAGGCCACTAAATTCAGGATGATTGAAGTAATTTAGTGGATCAGCCAACATCGCAAAACTTTTACCACCACCAGCACTTCCCCCATACAATACTTCTCTTTCGCTGGCAGCTAGGAACTCTTCTTGGGGACCAGGATTAGGTGAAAATACAACATTGTACGTTTGCTGTAGTTCTTCAACTGCTGCTTGGTACTCCTTCGTTACCTCCGTCTTTTTTTGCTCCAATTCTACGGGCTTCGAGCTTTTCTGCCGTGTTGATCGCTTTTTCCGCATAACTTGCCCAGAGGCGGAGGCTTCTAGCTTTGTCTTTACGCTGCTTTTCATGCTTTACTCTTTTTTGCAGTCCTAAATGTGATATGTAACGCCCGGAATTTGTGGAAAGCCATGCCGAAACTTCTCGGAGGGAATACTGCTTGAGGTATCCCCTAGCTTTTTCAAGCAAGTCCAACTCCAACGGCACAGGTTGGAGAATATATGGGTCTCCGTCGTCGGATATATACCCAAAGGGAATTGTACGTGCAATTCGTGGTACAGGCGACCAATCATTTTCTTCCTTTATATCGGTTGGTTGAGGTAATTTCCATTGTCCTAGGCTTTTGTTAGTCATCTTCTTCTACAACAGGGTTCTTAGGTGGTAGTAGCACTACGCTACCGGTAGCTTCCACCTGAAGTTTCTCTGTTTTAACCAAACCAATGCGATCTAGCACTTCCCTAGCAGCGGCCATCTTATCCTTTATACCTAGTTGTGTAGGATCTGTCAAGGCACTAGCTAATGCTACAGCAGCTTTAGGTGCATTACGTGCCATGTAGTGCTGCGTAGCTTTGAGTATCTCTTCTCGTAAGCTATTTACGATATCAGAAGTAGAAGCACCGTGGGCATATCCTGCGAGTTTCCTTGCAGCTACAGGATCACCATCTGCTTCTTCAAATAGCACATCTAAAAACTTCTGTTGATTTTCAGTTAGCTTTCGCATTATCCTGCTTTCATTAAATCTGCTAGCTCAGTAGCTCTACCCTTTACTTGCCGTGCCCACTTGCTGTCTAGCATCTCATGTGAGGCAGTAGTAAAGTCTTTTTCGTGTACCTCTGCCCACATCTTACGAAACTTACACAGACGAGGAACACCAAGATTAAATGCCATGTTAAGAAGTACGATTATTCTGTTGTCACTTAAAAATTCCACACAAGGATGAGCTTCAAGCAACTCTCGTTCAACGATAGAAATATCATTTTCGAGTAAATGTCTAGCGCCATCTTCTGTTATTCCTTCAGCATACACGTCTATTATGTCATAGTATCCTAGGTAGGTCAACTCTTTATCTGTGATACCACGATGTTGTATGTTGCGGCCAATGCCTATCGTATCTATGCCTAGAGAATCTAAGTAAACGGTAAGTACACAACCCTCGTGTACTATTAGCATGTCTGTTAGCTTTTGTCTGTTGTATTTCATTTCTTTTTAAGCTGACTAAAGCCAAAGTACGAACCAACCAAAGCAGACAATGCACCATACATCATCATAAGAACACTCTGTGCTGGTTCAAAACGATCAGGCCAGATAAGTACCACGGCAGTAGCTACAAGCATAGTACCTAATGCAGTCCAAGCCATGTAGCGACGATTCGTTTGGTACGCAGCTTTATCTACGATGCTTGACTCATCGCTCATTTCTTTTTCCCCCTCGTTAGTTTAGGACCAGCGTTCTTAGGAAGACCTGTCTTGGAAGCCTTCTTAGGAGGTTGCTTAGATTTAGCCTTATCAACACCCTCAGTTGTGGTTATGGGTCTATTACCTAAGTACGCACCATTATACGTAATAGAAACTTTACCTTTCTTTTTATCCTCTTCGATTTTTTCTAGAGCTAAGTCATAGACATTGTATCTGTGTTTAGGATCTTCTGTCTTGGTTAAGTACTTCTTGCCTTTCCACTCAAATCCTGCCATGTTTAGCTTTGCAGCTTCCTCAAACATTTCATCAAACGATAGCGTGTCAGCTTTTTTCTGTAAAAAATCAACTTCTTTTATCTTAGCAGCAAACGTGTCTGGAACCCTCTGAGACTTGCCATTCGGACCTTTAATAGTAACCATATTAGTAGAGGAACTAGCTAGTAATGCAGGAAGCAAACCACCTAGTTTACCTAGCGGGTTTAAACCAGTAGGAAGTCTCCCAGAGACGCGACCAAATTTAACGTTTCCTTTCTTTGCCGCCGCATTATTTTTACCTAAGGGTAAGGAACGAAGCGTACCATCTTTGTTACGGACTTTTACTGTCGATACTGTTTTGCGACCTGTATCTCCTTGACGATCCGTTGTCCTTATTTTTCCACCTTCTCCAGTTTTTTGTTTAGAGGTAGACCTAAAAGCAGTCGGTCCTTTAAAGCCTGGGCCTCTGGTCCGTTTCTTACGAGAGGCTTCGTCATCTTTTATAGCCATGTTAAGACCTCTTCTTTTTTGTAACACTACGAGCCTTTGTTTTAGGCTGTGTACTCTCTTTAGCTTTTTTCTGTGCAGCCTTAGAAAGCTCATCAAAATGGAACAGTTTCTTGCTAGACTTAGTATGCGTAGCACCACTATGCAAGGAACCATCTGGCATCTTATGTACTTTACCTGTACACTCACTGCCATCCTTGTAGTAGTGTTTCATGCCTTTTGCCATTATTCTTTACCATCCTCTATGATCTTCTCTATCTTCAAGAACTTAATTCTTTCGTTCTGTACGTATCTCCATACATGGCCCCTGCCATTATGTATCGAAAATACTGTTTCATACATACCTATTTTAACTATTATTGCCTTGTCACCGTCAACTATACACTTATCTCCTTCATTGAAGGATGGATCTAGCTTAAACTTTAACCCGTTAATCAAGTTAGTAAGTAGATCTTTAAGAAAGAAAGCTAAACCTAGACTTAGAAATATAGCTAGTATGGGCACTAAAGATGTAGTTAAATCAAACGATATTTTATCTAGCGACTCCATGCTACAGTTACCACTTTACTTTGTCTGCCCAGTAAGCTGCGGATAGCTTACCCTTCTTAATATTCTTGCCGTGCCTAGCTTTAAAACTCTTACGCTTTGCCTTCATCTTATCTGATTCACCTTCTTTGGGTTTACCAGCAGTAGATGCACCCTGCTCGCCAAAGCGAATCATTTTGATAATCTTACCTTCTTTAGCTAAGACTACGTGGCTCTTGGTAGGATGTTTAGGTGTACGCTTGGGTT